TTGGCGGCAGTTGCGTAGTTTGCCGATCCTAGATCAGAGCCAAGGGCAAGCTCCGAACCACTCGAATCGTATTTTCTGTCTGGGCCTTGGTCTGGCGCCCACTCTCTTATAAATTGAGTAGGAACCTGAACTTGTGTAATATTCGCGCTACCGACCGGCATGTCAATGACTTGATCAAAGCGCCACACAAAGTATCTCTTACTAGCACTATTATCTTCTTTCAGGACATTATCATTGTCTTCACCAGATGTCTTTATTTTTGTCCCAGGTGGTGTAAACATTGCAAATCCCGAGTTCTGTTCTGGGTTCTGGGTCATGAACTGCTGTGATTCACCAACGTCATCTACCAGCACAGACGGGTCAGCGCCAAGCATAATGTCAACTGCAGCCGTATTGTAGCCGCTGTCGGTAGAATCAACCCACTCGTAAAAATCGCTGTCGTAGAATTTTGGAACGTAATCGGTGCTAGAACCAACGATGTTTACCGTATTCAATACTCCGGCGCTTGTGTGCTGCATCGTGCGAACGCGTCGTTTTAATCGATATGACACGTTGTTGCTGTCTTTAATTTCCAGAATGAAAGTAAAGATCATCATGGTGCCTGCCGGCCTGCTATTCTTAAATTTATCGTAATCGCAGTTACCGCTTATGTGAAAGCGCAGACGCCCACCGTTGTCGCCATTTGCAATTGCTAACTCGTCAATTAGTGCATTGCCACTAAGCCCTGTTGCACCAGCCACAGAGAACATTCCTGTTGCATCAGAAGACGGAAAAGTAGAAACACTTCCTTTCTCAAATCGAAACAAAGGTATGGCGAGGTCTGGGCCAAAGTAACCTATACCCGCAGCGTACAGCAGGTCGCTTCCTGCGTTGACGTGTTCTTGCGCGGCTGCGCGGAATGGCTGTAGACCCTTGCGTACAATTCCCTGTCGGAAACTGGCAGTTGTAGTGTCCACCTGTACGTCTATGTCTTCAGTAAAGGTGGCTGCTTCGAGCGTGCCAGAGCTTGTCCTTGCGTACTGTATAACAGACGCGCTGTCCAGGGACGTTGTTATTGAATCAAGGTGCGATCGATCGAAAACGCGCCAGGTACCTTGTGAGAAACAAATTGTTGCACCCAAACTGGCAAGCATGTCGTGCAGCACAAGTTTAGAGGAAACAAATCCATCTTCCTTTGTAGTTGGGTACCGACGAAAGTCATCGCCCTGTATCTCTGGCTCTTGTGTCCGTAAGTACCAAGTGTTAGGGTCTACATGCAAATAATCCAGCACTCCCCGTGTAATACCGTCGGAGCCGGTGTGACTGAAGGCAAAGCTATCTGCTGAAATTACTGGTTGGTTCAGATTGTGTTCGTACATGAAAACACTACCTACCCCTGAGTCCGTATACCACAAGCTGATGCTTGGTAACTTCTTTAATATGGCGTAGATGTACGACTGAACTGAGAAGCGATCAGTGTAGACGGTGCCGTCGGTTTCTTTGAAGTCAATGTTCTCTAACTGAGCCAGGCCATCGGACGCTGTGAAATCGACGTATATGCGACCGTCTTCTATGCGTTCTATGATAGCCTCGCTGTGAATCTGTCCACACCAATATTTTTCAGTATTCTTACGGATCAGCACGCACATGCGAAACTCCAAAGTGCCATAAGCCACGTCCATAATATTGCCCCGCTGCGTTTCGTTTACAATGAGAGTAAACTTGCAGGCACTGGACATAAGTGGTTGCAACGGCGTGTTCTCATCGCCACTCCAAGTGATCTCGAAACCGTTGACATCCATGTCTACTATGTAGTCCAGGTTGCTACTTGTCGTAGCCATATCCCACAGCTCGAGACCCCAATCTGTTTGATCAGGAGAGGTGTAAGTGGTATTTACTAAACGTCTAGCCATAGATCCTGTCGTTTGCGGTCACGCCGCGACGTGTAGTCAGAGCGAGGTCAGAGCCGCTGATAGTTCCAATTTGCATTTGCATGCTGCGTGAGCCGGGAACACCTAATCCTGATGCCATGAAATTGAAAAAGCCAGGGCCGCCTTGCCCCACCAATTTGCCAGCAGCATTAGCGATAGGGCTGGTTCCACCAGAAATCACCAGCAAAATTGAATACGCAATAATTAAGGCAATGATCCTTGCAATAACTCTGTTTATAGCGTCGATTAAATTGTTTTTTAGAGCATTGGCAAAAGTCTCTGTGCCTTGTGCTGCCTCTAAAAACGCGTCTCCAAATATGTTACCAAAAGCCAGCGTAGAAGACGCTAGTTCCTCCATTTGTTTGGTTATCTGTGCTGTTCTGTCTACAGTTGTGTTCAGAGACTCTATGAAATTCTCGTCTAGTAAAGGTTCTATGGGTTCTATACCATCAAGCTCTGCCGCTGATAGTTGAAAGTCCTCAATAGAAACTGTAGCTAATCCAAGCGCGATGCGTGCTTGATTAACTCTATCAATCAATTCAAAATCACTTCCTAAGTCAAAAGTGCCTGCCGGAAATAATGGTTCAATTGGGTCTACGTCCTGCTGTATCGACTTGATGTTCGAAGTAACTCTGCTGATAGCTTTGTCCAGCTCTTCTAATGCTTCAATGTTAACTATAAAGTCTGGATCTGCAATGCCTTGGTCATTAACACCAATGAGTTCAGCACGTAATTCCTGCAGCTCTCGGAACTTTTCAATTAACGCATTTAGTGATGTTGTTTTGAGGTCATCTAAATTTAATGGGTCATCAGCGTCCTCTTCTGCTTTTCGAATCTTTTCTAATACCTCTACAATCTGATCTGCGACAACATCGACATTGGCTTGAGTTTGATCAATAAAAGCTTGAAGCCCCGGGTCAGTGTTACCAAAGGCTTGTGACTCAACTGCGTCAATTAACTTTTGTTGTTCTATGTCAAAAGTAGCCCGTAATTGTTGAATCTGCTTTTGTAAATCGGTGGTCTCAAATGTTACACCGATACCCTGTAGTTCGTTTGTCCTTTCTAACTCATCATTAACGCCCCTTAAGCCCTTCTCATAATTAGCAAATGCTTCGTTGCCTTTATCTACGCCCTCAAAAACTTTATTGAAAGCAAACGCCGCAGTGCCTAAAACGCCTGCTAATACAGTCAAGGCCGGATGGATACGCGCCAAACCTTTGATTCCGCCGGAGGCACCCGCGATACCCGCAAGGGGGCGTAACAATTTGCTCAAAGCTCCAACGAGACCAGATGCCGCTGTGTTTAGACCTCCAAGGAAAAGAGATAAAGGCCCAAGAGCAGCTAAAAACGCTCCAATCGTTAGTATTGTCTTTTTCGTCTCTGTGTCCAGATCTTGCAAGCTTAAGACGAATTCAGTAATACTATCAATGATTTCACCAAGCACAGGCGCTAAATCATCGGCAAAATTCAAGGCTAATTCTTCTACCGCCGAACGCAAGCGTCGGAATTTGGCAAAAAGTGAATCATCGATAAGAGATTGGAAGCGATCTAAGAAGCCGGAGCTATTGCCCAATGTGTCGTTCAGTTCATTGAACTCGTCTTTCAAGCCGGCCAAAGCACTGGCAGAACCTGCGCCACGCAATCCGAACTTTTCTAATTGCTGGGCAAAACCGCGTGTAGATGACAGCAGTTCTTCAATGGCTTGATTACCTGTGAAACCTTCCTTAGCAAGTTCGCCAAGTATACGACGTAACGCAGTACCTCCACGACTCGCTTCAAATCCTCTGTCGGCCAAAACAGCAAGTAAAGCCGTACCGCTTTGTAGGCTAATGTCAAACTGCGCCAATTCTGAACCGGCGAAGTTTAGCGACGAACGAAGTTTATCTATGTCGAGTGCAGATTCTGCAGTGGCTTTCGCAAATAGATTTGTTACGAACTCTGCTTGGGCCGCAGTACCGCCAAGGTTTGACAACTCATCATTGAAACGATTCATTGTCTGCACAACAAAAGTTCCCGCTTCGCCAAGGTCGGTATCCATGGCTTGCGCAAACTTAAGTACAGTTCCTTGTATTTGCTGTATTTCGTTGTCCGTCCGGCCAAGCTTCCTCAGATTAAGCTGAAGCTCACCAACCTGGGTGGCTGTGAAAACGGTTGTCGCCCCTAATTTACGTGCGGAATCCTCAAGGGCGCGTATTTTGCCGGTGCCACCTAACGCACCAATCTTTCTCTGGATAAGATCAAAATCGGTTGCAACTTTAACAATCGCTCTACCCGCTGCTGCTAATGGTACTGTTAAAGCAAATGTAAGGTCTCTGCCGGTACGAGTCAGACGAGAGCCAAATCTTGATAGCCTGCTCTGTGCGCGTTCCAAAGCAGTAGTAAACTGCTCTGTTTGTAGCGTTAATATTGCTTTTATCGTCGAACTCGTTGCCATAGTTTACTTAAAAGTATTTGCAAATTCTAGAACCTCTTCCCTATTTGCGAATTCACCATTCTTGCTATTGACTTCATAGGGATGAAAGTCAGCAGGTTTATACGATTTGGATTTTGAAGAGTTTACATTAGCGAGCAAACTCAACACAGAGGCCGTGTGATTCCACGCCATGCGATCCTGAACCTCTGATCGTTTGACAATAGACATAGCCTCTGCCATAGTCAACGACCAAAAGGCGCCTGGCTCCACGCCCAGGCTTATGCATGTGTGGTACAACGATTTCCAGGAAACAGGTACGGCGCTTACTTCGCGCCTTTCACGTTTCCCTTTTTCTCTGATAATCCGTTATCCATTGCAGCAGCAATGTTGTCGGTCAAATCTTCAATTGAATTCTCGTCTAGAACCTCTGAAATAAACAGCTCTTTGCTAACTGATTTACCTTTTGCTTGTGCTTTCACCCTTGCATTCAAGTAACCATAATATGCCAACATGGGCATAGCGGTCAGCGGGTCTTCCTGCATGTACTTGTCAAATTCATCAAGCTTAATCTTTTCTGCTTGACTGAACATTCGTAAAGCGTTGAGGGTCAAAAGGCATTTTTCCCTTTTGTCTAGGATGTTGAGTTCAAATTCTCCTCGTAAAGTATTCATTGAAGATTATTTAAAAAAGGGGATGGGCAGTTACACCCACCCCCTCATGATTTACCAATAAATCGCAGATTACGACTCAGTTGCCTGAGTAGTCTGCTTGTAGAGCTTGCCATATCCCTGGAGGGTACAGCTATAAGTTGCGATGTCGTCAACACCGCCACTGAGGCTAATAGAGCTGATCAAAGCTTGGCCTACGTACTTGACTGTAGATTGAGTGTTGCCTGCGCTTACGTCAGTGTCAAACTCTACGTGTACGTACTGCTGCTTACGAGCTACGTCTGTTAAGGACACAGCAGAGCCAGTTGCCGTAGCGATGTCGAGCAAGCCGTCTACAGTTACGTTCCAGCTCAGGGAGCCAGAAGCAATAAAGTTTGTAGATGAACCAGAGCCGTCGCGTGCAGCGACTTCGTTGATCGTATTGCTTGCTTCTAACGCAGTGCTTGTAGCCGCAGCCAACAAAACACGATTAGCGGTGAGGTCTGCTACAGTGAAAGATCCGGCAGAACCGGCTACAGTGGCCAGACCGATAAGCTCACCGTCAGAGCCTTCTACGTATACCTCGTCGCCGGTGGTTGCACCGGAAGCAGCGATTTCTGCGTTAGTAGCATCACTATACGCAGTGCCCGCAGCAGCCGACACTACTGCGAGAGGTGAAGTTGTCCCGGGTTCAATAATGAATACCCCGAGTTTATTTGATGAAATATTTGCCATTTTTAAGGAAGGAATTCAGGAGTTGAGTTATTTTTTCTTAGAGATTGAATCAGTATGTCAACATTACGGGCTATGCGGAGTGTGACCGCTGCGTTTTGACTGCTGTATACTTGTTGAAAGGGAATCTTAAACTTAGGATCCATCTGCTCTGCAGGTGAGGCGAAAAAGTGGACACGCCAGCCTTGACCGCCGCTTGCTTGAGGGCCACGCCTAGCAGCAGAAGGGCCGACCTGGGCGCCAACACGGTTGGTGCGGACATCCTTGTAGTTACGGATGTTTATAGACCGCGCCATCTTACCGGTTCTTCGCTGCACGGAAAAGGAATACATCTTATTTCGCATAACCTTCTTCCACGGCTTGACCGCACTCTTACAAGCTTCTTGCACTAACTTCTTTCTCGTGTCAATGCTGCTTAGTCGCAACAGCTCCTTTCGAAATCCGTCAATGCTTGAGGCATCAAATTCTATGGTACTTCTAAAACTTGCCATCAGCTTGGGAAAGGTAATTGACTGTGTGATACAGTAGTTAAATCATCCCGTGCCTCAGCGCGAATTTTGTACAGTTCTCTACGTCCGATAACCTGTATGTCGTAGATGTCGAAATCGGCACCTTCGAACTCGATTACGTCTCGGAAGTTGGGGCCACGTAGAGATCCTACAGTTCCAAAGAATCTGCATTTAACTTCAATCTTGACCTTGCCTACGGTCTGGTTGTCCAGCTCTTCCTCAGATGCACCAGCAGATGGTGATCCAATGAATTGCACCGCAGCCCAAACGTCTTGCTCATACGTGGTAAACGTGGTAGTTCTATCCCCGTATTCGTCAATGACGTCTGTCGGTTCCTTGAAGTTGACCCTATAATTTAGTAATCCCGCCCGCATCAGAATTTCTCCATTGAATTCAACAATCGATCCACTCCCATCTTGATTTCTGTAGTTACCTGTCCGATCACCTCAGATTCTCTCTGGTTATATAAGTGACCAGTCAACAACAATACCGCCTGCCCAAATTGCTTTGGCAGCGCACTAAGGGCTTCTCCGCCCGTGAAGGATATCTTATATACTTCCTTCGTCGTGTCCATATTGAGGTTGCTTGGATGGAAATCAACAAATTCTAACAGGGCGGGATAGACATCACTTCTCAACCGGTAGTTGGCCGTAGGAACATCTGCATACGTATTGTCTTGTTTATAGTATTGTACAGATAAGTTCGCAGGAGGAGAGGCGAGTCCAGTGATTCCCCTGAAATAAACGGGATACTTTGCTTCTTCATGATGAAGCATTATCGTAAACGAATTAGTTGTCCCGATATTTCGATTTGTACTAGCAACGCAATAATCCAATGCCGCATTGATATATTGAGTCAATACAGTATCTTCTACTGTACCCAGCGACCGAACGTGGTAGCGGGCAAGCTCGATACTGAAAAGATCAGTATAACTTAAAGCCGATTGAGTTTTGCTTACTATCATTTGAAAAAAAAAGGGGCCAGGCCAATTCCCGGCCCCAGTTTTTAAGGATTAGTTATTAGCCTGCTGTCAAGTCGAAGTCAGACAGACCAGCGAATCCTGCACCGTTCAACACTGCAAAGTCCTTGTAGACGTTAGTGATGATACGGATTACACCCTTTTCAGCGAAGGTGTAAGGATCCACCATAATGTTCAATCCACCCCATCCGGCTTGTACGCAATTTGAAGCGTCCGCCAGATATACATTCTCATTAGTACAGCTTGAGTTTACGATTGCTGGGTAGCCCATCAAGCTCATTCGCTCGAGTGGTGATGTAGCAGTCAACATACCAGAGCCTTGATCCATGCTTACTGTACGAGCAATACGGTATGCCTTCGGCCCAACAATTGCGCGGATGTTTTCGAGTGGGACATCAGCAGCTAAAAGTCGTTGCTCCAAAGTGAGCAGGTTAGCCAAAGCCGCAGCGTTAGTTTCAGAGTTATCAACAGCGATGGTTCCACCCATAGCAGAATCAGCAGCGGCATCAATAGCTGCGATAACATCCTCGTTGAACTTCTCATCGATTGCCTTGCGGATGTCGGCAGCGATGAACGCTCCCATGTCACCAGCAGACTGCGCCATCAACTGCTCAGAAACAGCAGTGTAGCAAGCGTAGCGCGTTGGAGACAAAGTAACCGCATTGAAGTCTGGGTTATCGAGTGTTCCGGCAACGCCTTCGGTTGGTTTAGACGCATCGACTTCAGAGTTTTGAACCTGGAATACGATATTACCAGCAACGCCGCCTACGTCACGCGCACCCATCTGAGTAGCAATATCGTTAGGACGGAAGGCAGCAACCAATCCCTGGTCAACTGTGCCGATAGTACCACCGAACTGGTGCAAGTGAGTATCATTAGTAGCACCAACACCGATTGGATCGTCGGTACCACGGAGCATCATGCTAGGGACACAGAAGCCCTTGCTGATGTTTACTTGTGCAGACTTGTACTCGTTGCGAGCTTCTTGGTTCATCTCTGCTTCCAAACCAGACAAGTTGCCAGAGGCAGCTTCCTGGATTGCTTTACCAAATGAGTACCGCTGCTTTACGGTACCTTCTTTATCGCCCAAGCCTTGAATAATTGCCGGGGCAGGATTGTTCTCTTTCATATTTTTTGAAATTGAGTTGTTATTTATACGAGCCTCCGGCTCAGGGTTTTCTTGTGATCGTTCATCTTCGTCGTCCTCGTCGTCACCCATGTCCTTGTAGTGACCTGGGCGTTCTTCTTCTTCGTCCTCGTCCTCGTCTTCCTCTTCCTCATCCTTGTAGTGTCCAGGACGTTCCTCTTCTTCCTTGTCGTCGTCGCCGTGCATCTTCTCTTCGTCCTCGTCCTCGTCCATATCTTTGTAATGTCCGGGGCGCTCTTCCTCGTCCTCGTCCATATCCTTGTTGCCTCGAGACTCTTCTTCTAATAAGCGCAGTTCTTCTTCAACTGCAAACGCTTCTTCCATAGAGCGCAGTCCAACTTCTGTGGTGTCGTATGCACCTTGTGTAGTTGGGCTGACATCATACAGCACATTCACTGCATTAATGGTTCTTAAGTTCAGACCGTCGTCGCGCTTTTCCCAGCTATCGTCTTCGATAGTAAAGCCAAAGCTGCTTGTGGCGACAATGCCTTCGCGGATATTGATTGCGAGGTCTTTTGCGTATGATTGCTCTCCAAGTTCAAATCGGTACTTTAGTCCATTTTCATCTACTTCTAACTCCAGACCCTGTCCCATACGAGACAATGGCATGTTGTAATCGTGATTAAATAGAGCAACCGTTTGAGACATGTCGGCACCATCGAACGCTTGTGGTGCGATTCGTTCTGCAAAACGGCCAGCAATTGTTGTTTCTTCATTGAAACGTGCAGCATAGCCTTCGACAATGGTCTTGCCATCTTCGTCGGAACGAATCTCCATGTCGACGTTGATCGACCTTTTTTCTAAATTGTTCATAGAGATCCTATTTTTTACTAGATAATTTGTGTCCCTTTGGAAACAAGTCCGTGTCGTGCTTGCCGCTACGGAATCGTTCGTTTTTCAAGGCATACAGAAAACTCGACACCCGTGCGTAGGCCCACTGCTCTGGGCTTTTTACAGAGGGTCTTACACTTTGTGGGTTAGTCTTATATGCGCCTATGCCTCGCCGGAAAACAGCCTTGAGCATACGCATAGTTGCTTTTTTAGTTGGAGCAGTCACGCTTTTGTTGTGCTTCTCCATCTTGTTCTTCAAACCTTTCTCTACGGCAGACGAAACATTGCGCTTCTCGCTTTGTCGATTTATGATTCGCTCCGCCCAGTTTTTCATGCTGTCGCCGCCCCACGCCGCATACATTATAGATCCGCAGATATCTTTACCCTTGTCGTCAGTAAACTTGCCTTGATCATATGTCTTCGCACGAGACAGGAAAGAGAAAGTCCTCTTGATCACTGACAGGGTAAGTTTCTGATTTTTAGATATTTGCGAAGCACGGCGCCAACCCACGGGCGTGCCACAACTTGTGCCGTTTTTCTCTTTATGCTTGAGAGCTGCGGCGGCACGGTTGCGTGCTGTACGTGGATAGTTGTTGTATGACTTAGGCATCTGTTACTTTGTTTGCGTAGTCATCCATAGATGAAAGTGGGATCTGGTTGATCTGGATGTGATGGTTGTCACCTCCTTCTGTTGGACTCAACCCTTCTTTCGCCCTAACTTCGTTAATAGAGAAGACACCGCTTGCCAGCAACGTTCGATAAAAGTCCGAACGAGACGCGCTATCCGCACGTAACAGACCGTCCACATTAAAACGGCAGTGGAGGCTGCGCTCCTCAGTGAGAAGTTTTCGTTCCACTTCGAGTTCAATTCGACGCACCCATGGCAGCACGCATCCTTGGAAAAATTGCAACACTTGTTGTTCATAGTTGGAATAAGCTGTGTTCCCCTCCAACCCGATCATTGCGGGCGGTACTTGGAATATCCTGGCAATCTCTTCGCTGGAAAACTTTTTAACCTGCGTAAACTGAAGTTGCTCCAGGGGAACGGTGATCGGTTGATAATTGAACCCTCCTCCAAGGATTGCAACTTTGTGCGCATTAGCAGAACCCATGTACTCCTGTTCCCACCGTGATTGCGCTTCGCGCATCTGATCGATGCTGAGGTGTTCTTTCGTGCTCAGTATGCCCCCCATCATGCCACCATTGGCAAAGAAGGTTTGTGCAAAGTCTTGTACGGACTTAGCTGTCTTTAGGTTCTGTAACTGGGTGTGTGTTGGTGACAGGCCACGGAACGCCTTGATCTCCAACATCTGCTCTTGAGGCACCGGTGTTGGTGATCCGGTGTATGTATAGAACTTGCGTCCGGTCTTTTCGTCAACAGTGTATGACACATCGGTCGCCGGTATCCAATACATTTCTGATTTGTCCGGCATAATAAGCGCGTGGCCGGTGCCATACAAAAGAGCATCACTGATGCACATCTGCCAGAACTCGTAGCTCCCCATGTACTTGTTTGGCGATCTGCCAAGCAGTTCGGTATGGCGATGCTGCGGGAGCGGCGTGCGGCTACCGTCGGCGCCAACACTTTCCACACCAACCTCCATGGAGCATATCGTGTCTGTAATTCTTGAAACACATGCGTAGAGGGCGGATAGCTGTAGGGCGTCTTGTCCGGACTGCAATCCAGAACGCGGTATTACCGCTGTATATGGAGAAGTGGTAAGCCAGTTTGGAACCAGTCCCCGACGTTCTGTATTAGAATTTCGGCGAAATACGTTGCCGAGTCTCTGAAATAAAGTAGTTCTGGTTTCAGCCATACGCGCAAATATGTGCGCTCGTGGTTAGATTTAACTTACTTATCTCCGCCAACTACGGCCATGAAAAACTCAAAGTTTGGCTCTTCCTCTTTTTCTTCAAACGTAAGCATCTCTCCAATGCCCATAATCGCAGCAACCATGCCGTCAATCTTATCTCCTGACCTGCCTTTATCGGGCTTGATGTTGCCACTAGGGTCAACGCGTAGGTTGACATTACCCATCATCCAGCGTAACACTTCATCCCCATTGTGGTACAGCTTGCCGTCTAGTGCCGCCTTTTCCAAAGCTTTGCTAGGGAAACTTAAACTAGCGAAGCCCTGTCCAAATGGGTCGCATGGCACGCCATCACCCTCCAGGTCGCGTATCAAGTTCAAACTGTTCCAGCGGTCGTAAGCCACGCCTTTTATGCAATACTTATTGGCGAGATTGTCTTTGTCATAGCACACACGGCCATCGGAAATGTAGTTGCCGCTGATCAAACGCCGTATAACATCATAATCCGTAACATTACCTGGTGTTATGTGCACATTGTCCATATCTCCAAACTTGTTGTATACGCTCGCCTCATCGCGTTCTAAACGTTTCAGCACTGCGCGTTCCGGCAGGAAGTAATGCATCTCTAGCCCATAACCAATGTTGTCATCGCCAAAGCAAATTGCCAAGGCCGTAATGTCATCCGTACTTGCTAAGTCGAGGCCAAGGTATGCCAGGGGTTTGTTTGTTTTCTCGTCTAGCACATGCGCCACTTCTGCACTTTGACAGTTGTCCTCCGACATCCATATCTCGTCTTCAATCCATATATCCTCAGATCCGACAAACACATTTAGGTGCTTCACCATAAATTCTGTTATGCTTCGGCCACCGTATAGCTTTGCGTTTTTGCACTGCTGTCTTAGGAAGTCTACTGAAATACTTGAACCTAATCCGGGATTCGCTTTGGGCCAAACCGCTTCGTCATCCCATTTGTCCTTCTCGTCCACCTCATAACACATGAACAAAAGTCGGTCATTGTCTGTCTTACCGTCAAGCACGGACTTGCCACCTTTCACAAACTGCATGGCTAGACCATCGACAACAAAGCCTGCCGTGCTGATCGCAAGCATCAAGGGGTTTCTTCGTGAACCCATCGAGCTGGCTAGTACCCTGTAGAGATTACCGTCCTTAATAGCGTGCATCTCATCTAAACAGGCTAGGTTCAGGGATTTACCATCCAGTGTAGAACTATCTGAACTCAGCGGAACAATAGTGCCATCTCGTGGGCCTAGTATCTCTGATCTGTGAACTTTGAATCTTTTCAGCAACAAGGGGCTATTCTTTATGCAACGCGCTACTTCATCCCACACCTCCCGCGCCTGATCTCGCTTTGTAGCTGCCGTGACAAACTGTGGTGCACCATCATCATCAATGACAGCCATTGCTAAAATTATTGCTGCTGCTAATTGACTTTTTCCGGACTTACGCCCTACAAACAGGTGCGCCGTTGTGAAGCGCCTGTAGTTTTTGGTCTTGTGCTTCCATCCAAACAACTGCGCCAATAACGCAACCTGCCACGCGCTTAAAAAAAATTTTTGGCCAGCTAACTCTCCGCGTGTGTGAACGCAAAACCTTTCAATAAAGTTTATGTACTTGGCGGCCTCACCGGGATCAAAAAACCACGGATAGTCATCTGATTCTGACTGGCGCAAGTCAGAGATAAATCTTTCGTAAGCAAGCTTTACGTACTTGCCAACGACAATATTATCATTTATTACGTCGTCAGCATAACTCCACAATCTGTCCAGAACGGAAGTGTCAACCATAAAATCACAATAATTGGTCTATAGCGTCGCCCTCTGCAGATTTTGATTTAGCAGATTCTACATTGTTTACTGCGCCCATGATGCGTGTGCGATCCATAGGACTCAGGCCGAGTTTGGCACTAAGCTTCAATACTTGATCTTGCGCCTTGTTTAAAGCAGTAAACGCTCCGCTTACATTGCTGCTGCCATTTTGATAGACCTGTATCATGTCATTATAATCATGAACTTCTCTGGCGCAAGTAATGTAGAGCGCAAGTGATTTTGCAAGCATCGTCACCGTTATAACATCTACCTCTGCGATCAAGTCAGACGATTCCAGGTAATTTACTACACGATAAAAAAGTTTTTCTCCTTCTTCATCTAGAGTAAATATAGGCTTCAGATCCAAGGGCTTCTGTTGTGTAGCCACAGCTTTTGGGTCTGCAACTTGCACGCTGTACTTCTCTTTTAGGTCATCGATCATGACTGAACTACTGGTAAGTTTACTGTGGTTGTAAAGGTAAACTCTGGGGTGTGATAAAGAGAGTTTGCGGGCCTGGCGCGGAGAGACACCACTACGTCAGTGTTTGGTGCTATGCCCAGGTTAAGACTGTCACCCATAAAATCAGGATCACTTGTTGTCAACACCTGTATAATTGCTGCACCATATACACTGAACAAAGATTGCGCTCCTGGGATTGAGCCGAATACGCCTTGGTTGTTTGTGTATGAGGCATCTGTAATGTCAAATACTATTTCAGAATTATTAGCAAGTATACCGGGCTGCGCCGTGGTCAGATCAAATTGCTCAAGTTGAAAACGAACGCTGGCAGACCAATTTGGAAACGTCGTCGTCGTGTTGTTTGCAATAGCTATACCTGTTGTGTCATAGGTCATGCTTTCCACATAGTACACCTGCGGATACAACAAATCAAGCGTGCCAACAATCTCATTCCATTCCGTGTTGACCACAACCACCCAGCCATCTATATTTTGCTCGCTCGAACTGCGGTCGGTACGCACCGTCAAAAGCCTATGTGCTTCAACATCATTCCACGCAGTGATTGCTGCCATTAAATCTTCTGCAGCCTCGATGGCTTTGCCAAAGTTGCGATTGTAGATCACGTAGTCTATGTCGTGAATCTTTACTTGCTCCCCTGTTTGGCTACGCAGCCTTCGACTGTCTTCTAGAAATATTGACACAGAAGTTTCGGAGGGGTTGAGTGCTTGTTTACGAAAACCAAACGCTACATTATTAGCGTCAACTCCAGGCATGTTGCCTGCGGTGATCGCGTCTGTAACGAGTTTGCGTGATTGCTTAACTATTAGTTCCATTCTTTTTCTTTAAAAACTTTGCCCATTCATCAAAAGTGTCAAAGCGTACTCCCTTGGCTTCATATGAAGCTCTGCGCGAATTGCAACTACGACAGCTCCCAACAATGTTTGATTGATCATAGAAGCTGTATTCATCAAGTCGTCGAGAAGGTATGATGTGATCTGCTTCTGTGCTAGGTGTGAGTTTACTGCATTCCAAACACCACACGCATACGGGGTCTCGTTGTAGCACGGCTTGTCGCGTTGCCTTCCAGCTTGGTGTGTGATATCTACTGTCTGTGCTGAAGTTGCTGAATGGTTTTTTTAGTTTTCCTGTTGTCAACTCACGCTCATTACGGCCCTTCTTCCTTGCCATCCATGGCTTCCTTCTCCCATGCCGTTTGAGTTCCATCCGGCTAATGTGCGGTAAAGCTGCGGATTTTACGTCTAGCATTTCCGATAGTGACATAGGAGTGACATAGATCTGGCTATGTCACCGTTCTGTATCGCTTGCCTGTCGCGGCACACAGAGCGTTTGGGTGATATAGTGACCAGGTTTGCAAAAAAACTTTTCCGTGCAAAAAAGATGTCACATCAGAATTTTTAAAATCTATGTCTCCATGTCTCCCAAACTTCTACCCCCCCTGTGTTTACTGGGCATGTAGCGAGTGACATACGTAATTTTTAGTCTCCGAAATGTCTCCCAGGGTGACATACGATCAATTTTACCCCCCCTAGCAGAATATGGACGGCGAGTAAGCAAAGT